GACTTGGACACCACCGGTGAGAAGCACAGTTTCATGTGCTACTCCTTCTCGGACGACGAGTACGCTATCGTCAGGCGAAGCGGCACTACGTATTTCGTCGGTGCTGATGCATCGAGCGCTGACGCCACTGCCGGCGCGCTGCTCATCATTGGGTATCTTCCCATGTGCTACTTTGCTGCTGGCATCTACCATCTCACCAAACAGCTTGCCGCCAACTTTACTGGCGTGTGGCGCGTCTCAAACCCCTACGATGATAAAGTATTCGTGGAGGTCACGCCCACAACTGCACAGATGCCATCCGGTGATGCAAACACAACCCACATACAGAACATCCAGACGGTTGCTCGTGTCGGTAGTGCAATTGCCATCATGAACTGGTCAGCGGCCGTGCAAAACCATCTCGAGAGAGTGGTGGTCGGAAACCGGGTGGACCCACACATCCTTGGTGACTACAGTGTCGACACTGCCATTGTCGATGCAGTCAAGGAAGGGTCACGATCCGTCGGATGCACGAGCACCGTCGACATATCGACCCATGTCCAGTCATCCACTTTTCTCAAGCGAACGCTCTACATAACTGAGAGCGGGCGCCAGGTCTATTCCATGTGTTTTGGCACACTTTTTCGGAAGTGGTTGTCTTACTATGGTGATATCGACCACATTACCCTCGGTCTCAAAAAGCCCAAGTTCGACAGCCTAAGCATGGCGGAACGTTGGGAGCTCTTCGGAGCCGGCATTGTAGCCGGTCTGAAGAATGAGCCGGGCAGCCTCATCATGGACGCCCTCCGAACTCGTTTTCCAAACGGCAAGCTTTTGAAGTTTGTCGACCGGGACGAGGCTGAGAAACAGGCGGCGAATTTGAGCGCGAACGACCACAGCGGTGAGCACGTACCATTGGAGCAGTTACAGCTGCGCTATGGTGGCGACACCGCTGACTGGATGCAGGCGGCAGACTTCCTATCCCACCAGAGGTATGGCGATTCAATCGTCATGCCCATCTTCGATCGTTTTTTGATCGTTGATTATGGTGTGGCGTAGGCCTCTGCCCAAAACCCTGCATGTACATATTTTATCTGTCTTGTAAATAAATTGACATTGATGCTCCAGGATGACACTATGAAAACCAAACAAAAATTAGAAATTTGTGTTCATTCCTCCAGCTGTACATAACACTCGCCCCGTGCAGGGCGCCGTGAAATCGATGGAGCTTTGCTCCTCCGTCCGCCATTTTGGCGTTGCCCAGGTCCCCGTTGACGGACCTGGAAGGCGCAGGTACCAGTGCACAGCTTCTTGCTGTTGTGGTATTTCTCATCGTTGGTGAGAAACTTC